GTAAGGTTATTTAATTCATCAATGCCCCTTAACTGCGTTTTTAACTTTTTAGCTGCGCCTGCTGCGTCGTCAAGTGCGTCTGCATAATCTTCCGTATCATCAATAAGCGCTGCACCGCCAAAGTCAATCTGTTTCCATCCTAAAAGTTTTCCGATGGCATTAAGGGCGTTCTGTGTTAAATCTACAAGGTTAAACAAGAAATGTTTAAATGCTAACAAAGCGGGACGTAATGTATTTATAAGCGCCTCGCCTATCATTCTCGCTATTTCCTGTAATAACTGTTTAACAGTCCTTAAAGAGTTTGCAAAAGTATCTTGTGTCTTTTGGAAGTCGCCCATAGCAATTCCGGCTCTTGACATTACATACTGATACCTTAACATTGTCTTTTCAGCCTGAGACATTTTCTCGATATTGGAATCGAGTCCCTGACTCATAGCCCACTCTTTAAGGGTTGCCTGTGTTAAATCAAGACCATATTTTCTTAAAGGACGCGTCATGCCCGTAAAGATAGCCTGCATATCCTTTGCAACATCTTCATAGTCTTGGTTATATAATGAAGCGATATCTGCCGTTAATTTTGTTAAGTTAATGGACATGTGAGCAACGCTGTTGCCTAAGTCCGTATATGCTCTTTTATTTCCAGACAATTTCTTTGTAATAAAGTCATTTGCCGCAACAATCTGTTCCGACGTAATACCCATGGTTTTACCCATGGCCTGGAAACGTGATGCAAACTCTGTGGCCGCAAGTCTCGCCAAACCAAAATCTTTAATGGCGGTTTCGGCAAAATCATTCATTACCTTTGAATTTTCGCCAAATACAACCGTTACTACGTTCTGTGCTTCGGTCATGGACGATGAATAATCCATCGCCTTACCTAATAACTTGGCTGCACGGATAAGCAAGAAGAAGTTTGCATATAATGTACCGGCTACGGCTGCAAGACTTGTAAAACTGTAACGCAAATTTAAAGCCTTAACATTTGTGTTATTTAACGCAGTTGCAAAATTGTTAAAGTTGTATTTTGCTGATTTAGCCTGTGTGCTTGCTTTCTGTGTTGCCGTACCGACCTGAGTTAAACCCTGAGCGACATTCTGCTTTGATAATTTAGTGCCTGTTGCCGATAATACAGTCAGAACATTAGACAAGTTTTTAATTTTTTCTGCATCAATGGAATTTACTGACCTTGAAATAAGTTTAAGACTCTTAGTGATATTTTCGGCACCCGCAACCTGTTTAGGATCGTTTAAGGCGCGATTAAGCCTATCTAAAGAGTTAATGATATCGTTAATCGCGTTGACTGCCGGTTTCGATGATGAAGTTATATTGACTGATAAAGAATCTATGTCTGGCATTTCTTATCTCCGTGAGTACGTTCAAAGTTTTGTTTCATAAGCTCTAAATTGCTGAATAATAAATCAATTTGAGCTTGTTTTTCTTCCTCTGTAAGAGGTTTCGTTTTTTCTTTATATTCTGCCAGAATGGGCTTGTCCCTATATTTAGCGGGTGCAGCCCCTTTACTTGCAAAAGCATTAGACATTACAACCGACATAGCTTCTAAAACATACTGTCCCATAAGCCATTGGTTCATGTCGTTAATTTCTTCTTTAAGTTTGTAGGCTTCGTCGTAAAGATGTAGGTCTACCAATGTTGTGTGGTAAATCTCTTTAAGCGGTACGCCTATTGCGATATAATGCGGTATTATTTCTTTTCGGATGAACTCTTGCCAGGTTTCGGTTCGCTGAGATTTTCGTTTATCTCCGTCGTCAACTGAGTCAATCCGATCAGGTCGAAAAAACTATCATCGGCCATAATTTCCATAAGTTCAGTCAAAACATCACGAAATGACTTCTTCTGTTCTCTTAAATAATCCGCAAGGACTTTTTTCGCATCCGATTTACTCTTAATGCTTCCGTCGCCTTCGGAACCATGATGTTCCAAAAGACCAGCATAAAATACAGTAAGAGTTTTCTGCGGTAAGTTCGATATTGTATCAACAAGTGTTTTTAATGCTGATTCGGTACGATTAAGGTTGTCCGAACCCTCTGCAATACCGATAAAAGTGTCCATAATGGACTTTGTACATTCGTCGTATAACGATGCTTCAATCGTAAATTCGATTGTGTACTCTTTATTGTTAATGGTTATTCTTTTCATATTTTTAATCTCCCTGAAAATATGATAAGAGGGAGAGTCAGCGCCGGCGCCAACTCGTCCCCCTTTTTCATTAAGATTCTGTAACTGTTACGTTACATGTTGCTGTATAGGTATATCCCTTATACGTTGTGGTTGCTGTGATAACACATTTACCAGGATCAACTGCTGTTACTGTGCCATTGTTTACGGTTGCCACGTTTCCATCTGAACTCGACCACGTTACGGTGCCTCCCGAAGGCCACGTTGTAGCTGTGAGTGCTTCTGTCTGACCGTCTACAATGGTCGTAGCGCTTTTATTGAGTGTGACTCCCTAAGCCGTAGGCTCAATCGCGGTGTCCTGACCGATGTATTCCTCAATCGTGAATGTAATCTCGATTGTCTGTAATGCGTTCTGTCCGAACTCAGGCATAGGAAGTTTCTGAGGGGGCTGTGCCACTACGAAAAATGCCTTTGAGTTGTTAGGCGACCATACTTCGAACCAAGTTCTAAATGTAGGTGTGTGCGCCTTGCCTGTGTTGTAATCAGAAATCATGGTTGTAAGCTGTGTTACAACTTCATCTGTGGTGTTGAATGTTACACTCCATGTACCGCCTGTGTCCTGACGACCTGCTACATATCTTGAAACTAAATCTTCAAGCGCTGATGCGTCGATCTGTTCAGCGTTAAGTGCAATACCGCCGATTGAATTACATCTTTCAAGCTGTGTGAAAGCTGCGGGTTTTGTTCCGGCTGCTGTTTCAACGGCATATCCAAATTTAACCCCAAGTGTACTGAGGCCTGCTACTGTTGCTGCCATAATCTTGTTTCCTCCTTAAAAAATTAAAAAAAGACCTTTTCGGTCTTAATTTACTATTTTGTCTCCGTTGCCTATCATTCTTCTGCAACGAATCGCGCCCCATGCTAACTTTCCCCTTGTCGTAACAATAGGAAGTTCGATAATGTCGAATTGAAGGCTTTTCATTTGATTTACCGCTTCTGCGATAATGTTTCTACAATCGTTTTCTGTTGTGTTAGTCCACACCTGAATTTCGATTGTTGCCAAAACCGCGTTAATTGATTCGTTAGTCAAATCTTGACCTTTTTCTATGGGTGTTAATTCGTGCAGATATAAGGTCGGGAATTTTGCGGGTTCGCCGTTTTCATTTTTAGTTGTGCAAATCAATTTAGGGTATTTCTTCTTCATCATGTATTCGATTTGGGTAAATACCTTATCTTGAATTTGTAAATACCATGTGTTATCCACCGAAAACCTCCCGCGCTATTAGTTCGATGTTGTTAATTATTTCCAAACTTGCCGTGTACATAGGCATTGTGGCTTGTGTACCATAAGAACGTACCGCGTCCCCGTATTCGTCTCTGTAATACCAAAAACCAGGCTCAGGTACATGTGTTTGCCCTGGGTAAGTTCCCGGACCTAAACCAAATTCCTTTGCTTTTGGATTTGGGCTTGTGGATCCGTTAAATTCATTACCGGCGCCAAACTCCCATGCTAAATGTGGATAGAATGTTCTTCCTTTAGCATCTACTTTCGGTTCGCTTGATATGGTTATTCTTCCGTTTACCACTTCGCCGCCATTATTAAAGACTATTGAGAACTGTGCGTCTCTTTTAGCATCGCCTTGACCTTTTGTGGCAAGTGTCATTAGTGCTGCGTTCACTCCTATATCAGCAAGACGTTTTACAAATAATTCGTTCTTTTCAATAAGAGAATCTCGATACTTCTCCAATTCTTGAATAGCTCTCTCTATTGATTCTGATTTTGATAAAGTAACGGTAATTATTCGATTTCGTCTCATACAACTGATACCATTAAGGCTTTATAAAAGTGTCTGCCTGTGTCTTGTATGCCTATTATTCTGTAATCTGCGCTGCTTTCGACTACGGGATTTGTCGGTTCTGAATCTTTCCAAATCAATGTATCAACAACGAAAGGAAATTCGCCTTTTTTGTACGTCATTTTGCATTTCATTCTCGGTTCAGTTCCGAACGCCTGTAATTCGTCAGCCGTAAGATCGCCCGTAATAGAGTTTTTAAACTCAACGGGTTCCGAATAGCTTTCGGGTGTCTCTCCTACTTTTCTTGCGACCTGTTCTCCGTCAGGCATTGTGTCATAAATTATGTTTCCTGATTCATCGGTTGCATAAATAGGTTGTCCGGCACTCGGTAACGAATAATACATTTTCTGTTTTACACGTCTGGGTGT